GAGATACCCTATATTTGTGCGTGCAGGTTTGAATCCTGTCATGACTACAAAAACAACATAGAATGCCTAGAATGCTACCCAAATCACCACTAGACTATTCCCTTGAAATCCGCTACAGGCTTTCAAGCGGTGAATGGTCTGCATGGATGAATAAGGGAAAGGGTAGCTTTCAAAGTATTGAGATAGTGCAGAGGCAAATCAGACTCCTAGCAGCCTCATATAATGGCAGAGAGAAGGAAGTAAGATTTGAGTGGAATGGATGGCTGTGTGATTTTGCAGGGCTTCCTACGGGCGAAGTAATAAGCCTAAAATGAAAGTGATCGGATGGCTATATGACAATGAATTCAAATATGTATTTCAGAACATAGGTAAGGATCTATGGGAAGATCTCAGGCAGGAAGTAGCGGTGATAGTCCTGGAATATGATGCAGAGAAACTCAAGGAACTAGAAGCCAAAGGAAAGCAGGTCTTCAAGTTTTGGATAGTTCGGATCTGCTGCAATCAGACTAACAGCAAATATGGGAAGTTCGGTAGGATGTATGCAGCCCTAGTACCTGTGGAGGATATAGTCAAGTTCATCAAGGAAGAAGAAGAAATAGATAATAGTCAAGCGGTAGCAGACTCAATATCTAAGATCATTGAAACCCTGTATTGGTACGATCAGGAGATTCTCAAGATGTATGTGGAACTAGGATCTGTTAGGAAGGTATCAAAGCAGACAGGCATTCCCCATACTTCAATTTTCATCACAATCAAAAACATAAGAAAATGTATCAAGCAGCAGCTAGTATATTAGGATCAATAGGCATTACCCTGATCTACTTCTACATCCTGAACTTTCCTAAATTTTTTAAGAAAGTCACGGGTAGGAATTTGATCAAGCCTTTTAGCTGTTCCTTCTGTATGTCCTTTTGGATCAGCCTGTTTTTTCTAATCTTAAAAACGGATTTGCTAGAAGCGATATTTATATCTAGTATAGTACCCTTCATCTATCTGTATGTGGAGGATCATTTCACTAATAAATTTCAACTATGACACCTGAAGATCACGAACTATTCAAGAAGCACTTTGAACTCTATGAGTGCTACAAAAAACACGCTTTCATTCGCAACTACGATAAGGAAGTCTATACTGATTTGATTCACCTATATACTACCTATGTCAATGAGAAGCATAACTTCTCCCATTGGTGCAGTAGCTGTAGGGCAGAACTAGTCAACTACCTGTATGGGTGGTATGTGAATGAAGAAAACACTACTTGGTATCGGCAGCAAAGTGAAGAAAGTGCCGAAATACAGGAAGTGCCTTTCAACACAGAAGAACCTGTGATTGAAAACAAGCCGATTAAGAGAAGAAGAAAACCAAATACATAAAACATGGACAGCAAACCAAAAACCAAACTAGGAAACGGGAAGAAAAGAAGTGATTCATGGATCACGGCTGCTATCTGCCTATCAGATGCTGAGGCACACGCATACACCTATAATGGGAAGAAGTATGTCAACCTGAACATCAACATCTACGATAAGCCGAATGAATACGGCAAGGATGTAGCCATTACCTTAAACGATTATAAAAAGGAAGAAAATAATAACCCACAGGTTAACAAGATGCCTACTACTCCTGGAAATTATCAGGCTGAAGAATACGATCTACCATTCTAAAAAAAACCAATCATGTCAAAATTTCAATTGAATTTCAATAGTGAAAAGAAAGTGATCAGCGTAACCCTTGAAGATGAAGAACAGGGAATCTTTGATCTAGCTTACTTGTTTAAGAAGTTGCTAGATGATGCAGGAATTCCTAACAAGCTAGAAGAAAAGGAGATCACACCTGTAGAATCTTTGCAAGTAGCGAACGAAAAACTAGACTAAACCTTTTACAAAATTTTACACTATGAAAAAGCCTGAGAGATCTTTGATAGAGCAAGCCATTGTGAAGGCATTTGGCAACCTCTCAGCAGCCTCAAAGTCATTAGGTATAGAAAGACCTACCCTTTATAGTTGGATTGAACAGGATGGCTTAGAACAGGCTGTAATAGAAGGCAGGAATTCTAGGCTTGATTTCGTAGAAGGGAAACTAGATCAGAAGATTGATAGCGGTGATACTACTGCTATCATCTTCTTTCTTAAAACTCAAGGGAAGTCTAGGGGCTATGTCGAAAGGCAGGAGATCACAGGTGCTGATGGCAAAAAGATATTCGAAGTGAATATTGTGGATGACAGCAACTAGCATCAAAACAAATAAGGTATTCCGCCATCTTGAGAATAGCAAATCAAAGATAGTAATTGAGCAAGGTGGCACTAGATCAGGAAAGACCTATAACATCCTTCTATGGATAATTTTTTCATACTGCGAAAAGAATACAAGTAAGATCATCACGATCTGTAGGAAGACCTACCCTGCATTGAGGGGTACTGTCATGCGTGACTTCCTAACCATCCTGAAGGATCATGAGATCTACTCAGAAGATGATCATTCAAAGACAGCATCAGAATACAAGCTAAACGGCAACACCATAGAATTCATATCCCTTGATATGCCTCAGAAGATCAGGGGTAGAAAGAGGGATCTGCTTTTTTGTAATGAGGCTAATGAATTGACCTTTGAAGATTGGCAGCAGCTACTATTCAGAACCAATGAGAAGGTGATCATTGACTTCAACCCTTCGGAGGAATTTCATTGGATCTATGATCAGGTACTACCTAGAAAGGATGTAGAATTTTATCAGACTACCTACAAGGATAACCCTTTCCTGGGGGCAGAGATCAAGGCAGAGATTGAAAGACTCAAGGATATAGATGAGAACTATTGGAGGGTATATGGACTTGGTGAAAGGGGGCAAAGTAGATCCCTAGTATACACCTTCAGTACTACCAAAGAAATACCAAAGGAAGCAAAGCTAGTAAGCTATGGTCTAGACTTTGGATATAGTTCAGATCCTACTTCCTTGGTGAGAACCTACATCCTAGATGATTCCATGTATGTGGATGAATTGCTGTATAGAACAGGCATGACAAATCAGGACATAGCAAATGAGATGAAGGTACTAGGGCTTGACAGGAGTAATGAAGTATTTGCAGATTCAGCCGAACCTAAAAGCATTGAGGAGATCTACAGGATGGGATGGAATGTGAAGCCTACCATCAAAGGATCTATCAATATAGGGATAGACATCATCAGGAGATACAAGCTATATGCAACGGAAAGAAGCTACAACCTGATCAAGGAATTGAGAAACTACAAATACATTGAAGATAAAAATGGGCAGATGACCAACAAGCCTGTCGATAATTTCAATCACGCACTCGATGCCCTGCGGTATTCGGTGGTGAATAAGATCACATCAAGCCATCTAGGGAAGTACTCCTTCAGATAAATACATCAAACCTTAAAAATATATTTCTAGCTATGTGGGATAAACTTACAGTAGGGCAGTTCATTAGCCTGTACGATATTGAGGCAAATTCAAATCTGAACATTATCGAGAAGCAGCAGAAGATGCTTGCAATCGTGGAGGGTAAGGATGAAGAATACTATGATGATTTCAAATATCGAGATCTAATGCATGAGTACGCTGAGAAGCTATCCTTCTTTGACAACATCCCTGATACCAAGCCTGTAGACTATTTGCAGGTAGGTGATAACAGATACAAGTTCTGCTTTGAACTACACGAGATCACGGCAGGGCAGTACATTGACATCCTGGCTTTTAGTGGGGAGATCATGCAGATCAATAAGATTGCTGCTTGTTTCTTTCTTCCTATGCAGGGTGATAAGTATCAAGGCTATGGGGTAGTGCCTCATGACATGGTGGCTGATGATTTGCTAGGGGCGAAATTTATAGAAGTATATAGCTGTATGCTTTTTTTTTGTCAACTATTCAGCGAATTAATCGCAACTACCATAACCTTCTCAATGGAGAACAAAAAGATGGCACAGAACCTAGTGGATTTATGGCAAGGTGGGGGTGGGTATTTAGCACTAAGTAGGTCGCAGACTTCCAAAACATCACAGTCAATGCAGCCTATGAATTCAGGGTGATTGAGTACTTAAATACCCTAGCATATTTGAAGGATTATAACAAAGACAAAGAAGCGCAGTATAAGAAATGGCAGTTGCAACAAAAGATGAAGTAGCAAATATCACGATAGGAGGAAATAAACTTCGAGGGAATCAATATGTCCTAAAGGCAGAAGAAATCCTACTTCAAAATATAGAGAGCGCACTACTTCGGCTAGGCTACAACTTAGCAGATAAACTTGAGGCAAATGCACCAATGGATCAAGGAGGTCTTAAAAAATCCTTTGGTAATCCTAACATCATTGAAACTAAGTACGGATATAAAGTAGAAATCCCAACAGGTGCAGAATACTTTGACTACATAGATAAGGGGGTCAAGGGTGTAAAGCATAGCATCAAAAACAAAAAGGTCTACCCTAATGCAGAAGGTAGGTTCTATCAATTTAAGAATTACTATATGCCTCCTGAAGCCTTGAAACAATTGGAAGGATGGATGCAAAGGAAGAACATGGAGATAGAGGCTAGAAATCTTAGGATCAAAACAGGTGATGAAACTCTGAAGGGTAGAAGAATACTACCACAGATTTCTACTAGTGTGACCTTATTTGCCTACTTCTTAAAGAAGTATGGTATAGCAGGTACTAACTTCATCAAGAGATCAGTAGATGAAGCCACCCCTCAATTTAATGTAGATATCCAAACCATAGGAGCAACTTCACTAGTTTTAAGAATAAGCAAATGATAACACTCACCCAACCTAGCATAAATATCCTACCTGCATTCAACAGGATTAACTACACCATAAGCAGCACGAACTCAGAAGAGATCGGATTCAAATATGTGGTGAAGGTATACAATGCAGCAAATGAACTTGTGACTACTGCCTACTATGATAGCCCTGCTGATGCAGGAGATCCTGTAGAATTTGATGTCTCTAAGTATGTCTCTGTAGATTTTACCTATTCCAAGGGATTCTATGAAACTGCAAATTCATCTAGTTCTACCAATGTGATCAAGGGCTTCTACCTGAAGTGCTATGAATACTATGAAGTAGGTGGGGAGTTCGTGATAGTTTTGGCTAGTGAGGTAGTGAGTTCTACCAAGTATGCTTTCGCAGGTGCTTTGCCTCTGCTAGAGTTAAAGAATTGGTATGCAAATCAGACTCAATATTCAGGATCTAGCAATAGTATCTACAAGCCTTTATCAGATTGGACTACTATCAAAGCAAGGGAATCAGATTCACAGATCATAGGGTTCATTAACACAGGACTTTTGACTAATTGCGAACTGCTAGTCACCTACACAAACGCTACTACGGCTACCTATTTCATCACACCCTCTGCTGTAGCTACTCCAAGTGTAACCTATTTCAAAATCACTCCAATGACATACGGGGCAAGTGTGGAATCTATTCAGCTATTTGTGAATTGGAATAACGGATCTGCAAGGAGGTACAAATTTGCTACCCTATTTACCCAATCCTGTGGAAAGTATGATCCTATGCGAATAGCCTACTTGAATAAGTACGGGGCTTTTGATTTCTTCAACTTTGACCTAGTGAATAAGACTAGTTTTCAGATTGAAAAGAAGGGATATGAAAGAAACTATTCAGGGGATATCTATGAGGCTAATGGGATAGTGGTGAAGAACATCAATCCAATTTACTACACAAATGAAACACAGAATTGGAAGATCATTTCAGACTATCTAACAGATTCCCAGGCTGAACTACTTCGTGAACTGCATTCTTCCCCTTTGGTATTCTTGAATGTGGTGAATGATAACTATATCACCCCTTCATGGATTCCTGTCAAGCCTATGCCTACTAGCTATGAGGTCAAGAAAACTGCTTCTGATAAAGTATTCAATATTGAACTAGATATTGAACTTCAACTTTCTAACCCCCGACAGGTAATATGAGCGCACGGCTATTTGTAGAAGGTATAGAAGCAGATACCCTAGGTGATATAGATGTAGAATTCACTTTCTCTGTGGCTGATGTTAGCGACATTGAGAGAAGGAATACATCCTATTCAAAGACATTAACCCTACCAAGTACGGCAAAGAATCAGCAGCTATTTGGGAATATCTTTGACATCTCTGTAAACAATGACTACATAGTAGGTGATGTAAACATAGGGCAGAACTTCAACCCTGCAAAGCAGGCACAGGCTCAGATCTTCCTAGATAATGTCAAAATCTTTGATGGAGTTCTAAGGATGATGAAGATCAACTCCAAATCAGGTGATATACTCTATGAGGTGAATATGTTCGGAAGGCTAAGGGACATCCTTCATGAACTAGGGGATAAGACTCTAGCAGATCTAGATTTTGATGACTATGACCATGTATGGAATAGAACGAATATAGAGGCTTCTTGGAGTAGAACAGATTGGGTAGATGGTGCTTCCAATTATGTGTATCCTTTGGTAGATTATGGCTATTCAACAGATGGCAATGTCACCTTTCCTATCACCAATTTCAAACCTGCTGTATTTGTAAGTGAGATTCTTAAAAGGATCTTTGCTGAGGCTAACTTCCAAGTGACTGCCCCGATCTTCAGTTCAGTCTATTTCAGAAAGCTACTTTTGATCACGGCAGAGAAGACCATTACCAAGGAAAGCACTACCCTACTGCATCAGACTCCTGTACTTTATCAGCAGGAAACTACTACCACACCTTCATTCTCTAGGCTGTTGAATTTTAGTAGCACTTTGGCATCAGGGTTCACGATCCAAAACTCAGGCACTAGATTCAGATGGAACAAAGCGCAGAACCTGAACACAGGTTTGACCTTAGATCTTAGACTATCATTTGAATCACTAGAATCATTCACGAATAATCAATGGACAGTTTCTGTTTTGAAGAATGCATCACAGATTTTGTTTTCTACCAGGAATGCCCAACTAATTTCAGCAGGTCAATTTTACTATTGGACTGTTGATATTTCAGGTGGAATAGACCTTGCTTTTGATGACTACTTTGAGATTAGATTGACAGGTCAAGCACTTCAGGGTGTAGGTGATAACCCAAACATTCAGACAGAAGTAGTAGTAGCACCTATAGGATCTTTCAAGATAGGCAACACAATACCCGTGGCAGTAGAACTTGAGCAGGGGGATACTATGAAAATAGAATACACGCTTCCCAAATCTTTGAAGCAGCGTGACTTCTTGAAGTCTATCATCTCTATGTACAATTTGTATGTAACTCAGGACAGGCTTCGGACAAATGTCCTAGAGATAATCCCATACAATGAATTCTACAGAACCTTCAAGGATCAGGCACTAGATTGGAGTGATAAGCTAGATCAAAGCAAAGAGATTTCAATCACCCCACTATCCGAACTATCAGCCAAGGAATACAGGCTTACATTTGATGATGATAGTGACTATTGGAGTACATCCTACAAGACTAAATTCAATGAAGCCTATGGGGAATCTAGAACCATCATAGACAATGACTTTATACTAGACACAAAGACTGTGAAGGTGGTGTTCAGTCCTCCTGTAATGAGGGAGCAAGTAGCAGGGCAGATCATGATTCACCTTTACAAGGTAGAAAATGGTGTCAAAATACCTGATAACTTCAAGCCTAGAATAGCCTATTGGAAGCCACAGGTAGCGTGCCCTGCTTGGAAGATAAGATATGCAGGGAATGTAGATGTGACCTACACAGCCTATCCTTATGCAGGTCACCTAGATGATCCTATAGCACCGAATACTGATGTGCTTTTCGCTAACCCTAGGGAGGTCTATTTCTCGATTGGTGTATATCCAGGAGTTAATCTATACAAGGAATACTATGAAGGGTTGATCACTTCAATAGGTGACAGAAATAGTAGGCTTCTTGAGGGGTATTTCTACTTGACACCTACGGACATCATGAACCTAGATTTTAGGACTATTGTAAAAGTAGGGGTTCACTTCTTCCAACTTGAGAAGGTGGATAAATATAACCCAATAGCGAACGGGCTTTCCTATGTATCCCTATTCAAGATCCTGAGAAACATCAGCCCTGTAGACTATGACTACATCCTTCTTGAAGATGACTTCTATATGCTACAAGAAAACGGAACTTCTAGATTTTATATTTAATCGATATGGCAGATAAGAGAATAAGTCAACTAGTAGAGCGCATAAACATTGCGAATAATGATGTTCTACCTATAGTAGCAAGCGGTGCTATCACTACGAATAAGGTCACTATATCCACTATCCAAGATTGGATGCAGGATAACCTAGATGTGGGTGTCACTTCTGTAGGCATCACATTAGGTACTACGGGAACTAACATAAATGTGACAGGTTCACCTATTACAAGTTCAGGAAACATTACTATTAATATTCCTACTGCATCTGCTACTAATCGAGGGGCTTTGTCCTCTGCTGATTGGTCAACTTTTAATAGTAAGGTATCAAGCGTAGGTCTTTCTATGCCTTCTGCCTTTTCTGTTGCAAATAGCCCGATCACAGGAAGCGGAACTATAGCTGTCACAGGTGCAGGAACTGTCTCACAATATATCAGGGGTGATGGTAGCCTTGCTGACTTTCCTCAAGGTGGAGGCGGTGGCGGTGCTTCGGTATCCTATTATCTTAACCTATCCGTATCTCAGGGAAGCATAGGGGGTATTGCTTATAGTCAAATGAGTAGAGTTCCTGTATTTGGCGCAGGTACAGATGTAGGAATAGCATCAAACGGATATATAGCTTCCTTCATTACGGATGCAGGCAATCCTGCTTTACTAGAAATCCCTGCGGGTAATTGGAACTTTGAGACCTATCTATCTGCAAGTTCATCAGGAGGTAGTCCTACTTTTTATATTGAACTATACAAGGTCAACTCAGGTGGAACTGCTACTTTGATAGCTTCTAATTCAGCTACTCCTGAATCGATTTCTTTAGGTACAAATATCAACCCATATTTTTCCGCTTTGGCAGTACCTACTACTAGCCTAACTTTAACGGATAGACTAGCTATTCGGATATTTGTAGTCAACTCAGGAAGGACAATAACCCTGCACACAGAGAATAGTCACCTTTGTCAAGTTATAACCACATTCACCACAGGCTTAACTGCTTTGAATGGATTGACTGCGCAGGTGCAGAACTTTGCAACGGGGACTAGTGGAACTGATTTCGGTATTTCAAGTTCAACTTCTACCCATACATTTAACCTACCTACTGCAAGTGCTACGAATAGAGGTGCTTTGAGTAGTGCTGATTGGTCTACATTTAACGGAAAGCAAGCAGCCTTGAATGGAACAGGATTTGTCAAGATAAGCGGTACTACTATAAGCTATGACAATTCAACCTACCTAACTACAGGAACTGCTGCATCTAGTTATGTCCCTTACACAGGGGCAGGAGCAAATGTAGATTTAGGAGTCTATAACATTACATCAAGTGCAGTAAATGTAAATGGATCGGGATCAAATGCAGGGGTAATAAATTTGGAAAGCAATACTATTTTCCCTTTGGTTAATGGCTACGGCACTATAGGTTCAGGAACTACTAACCAATTTAATTTTTATCAGACAACAGGGGCAGGTGTTTTTCGTGGGGCTATTTTAAGTTTAAATAGTATCACTGCATCTGCTACAAGAACCTTCACCTTACCTAATGCTGATGGCACTTTGGCTTTAAGTAGTGACCTAGGCGCATACCTTCCCCTAGCAGGTGGAACTTTGACGGGTGCTTTGAACGGGACTAGTGGTGCTTTTACAGGTGCAGTTTCAGGTTCAGCAGTTACAATAACGGCAACCACAGGAATCGCAGGAGATTTTACAAATAATTCATCAACTAATGAAACATTAAGGGCTAGAAATAATGGTTCAGGAAATATTGCAGCCTTTAGAAATGCATCAGCTGAAGTTGCAAGTATAACAAATTCAGGAGGGCTAACCTTATCAGGTGCTTTGAACGGGACTAGTGCTAGTTTTAGTAGTACTTTAGGAGTCACAGGAAATACTGCATTAGGAGGTACTCATACACCTATATATCCTCTTCATGTTCAAAAAAGTGTTTCAAATAATTATATAACTTTTCTTGCTAATACAAATACTACT